CAGCGCCCATCACAGGTCGGTACTCAGACATGAGAGCCGAGGTCACAGTGAAGTCTGGGTTTGTGCCAGCTGCAGCAGTTGCAGAGGTAGGACGAACAACGACTGTGGTCGGAACGCCAACAAGACCTTTGAGAGTTGCATGCACCTTGGTGGCTGCGAAGTCTTGGTTGAAGTTGATTGTGACGGTGTTGTTCTGCAAGCCACCTGTGAACGAGTGACCGTTGGTTGATGATGCAGACATGGCTGTGATTTCGACTGAGTCAACAGCGTTCACAACTTCCACGCTCGTGACATAGGTCGTGAGGTCAACAGTGTTGACTTTCACTTGGATGTCTTTGTTTACATAAATAGCCATTACTCGGCCTCTGCTTCCTTGGTTGGTTTGGATGTTTTGTTTGCCTCGATGTGACCACCGAGAATGAGAGCCTCAACGGAGCATCCGATGAGTTCCTCGTCTGTGATTGTGTCGCCGGGCTTCTTGCCTGAGACATTGTCTGCGATGACTTTGTATGTTGCCATGTGTTCCTTTATGGGTAAGCCACCCACGGCACGGTCACCGTGTAGGCAGGTAGTTCTTGATTACCGACTGTGTAAACAGTAGGCGATGCGTCTGTCGCTCCAGTTGCAAGCATCACGGTGTCCATCAGATCAAGAAGCGCAATGAGCGCGTCAAGGTTTCCGGGTGGTGGCATCATGACGTTGACAGGGAAAGACAGAACAGTTTGATTGGTTGACGATCGTGTGATTGTCGGGGGGTCGATGATTGCTGTGAGAGGTCGTGCATTGCGAGAGTCGGAAACGACAACAACGCCAGCTGTGGTCAGTGCTGTTTCCAGCCTGATGCGAGCGTCATTTGTTTGACCCACTATGCAACCTGTGGACGGTTCACGCCCCACAGACGCAGGATGTCGCCCATCGCTAAGGGTGAGCCTCCAGCCTGCATCGACTCATACGACATGAACGATTCTCCACCTGCAGCTCCTCGCTGACGGTAAAGGTTTCCAGCCATCATTGTTGTACCGAGTTTCACATCGGCACTCGGTGCAGGCGAGAAAGCGTCAGTGTATCCGGCGCTCCTTCTGCGCCTGAACGCGAGCGCGTTAGCTGCTTCCGTGCAAACAGTAACGAAGGCTGTGTCGTTGGCTGTCGCTGTTGCGATGCCAAGCCACGAGAGAACGTCTGCAGATGTGATCCATGTGCTGGCCGTTGAGGTGGTAGCTACTGTCCCGGTAGCCACCGACCTCTCAAGGTCTGCGCCAGCATCAAGGAAGAGAAACTGGTTCTCTCGGATGACGCTGTAATCAAACAGTAGATCGCCTTCTTCGTCTTGACCGAGGTATTCATACGGTGTGTTTGAGATGACCGTGTGCGTACCGTTTAGGTCGTGACCAGCTCCAGCAATTGTGACTGTGTCTTGAACCTGAATGTCTGTGTCAACAAAGGTTTGCAAAACAACGACACCCTCTAGGCGTGTGTGAAACGCAAGATTGTATGTAGCCATTGTTTTGCAGTCCTTCTAGTTCGTCTTTATCAGACGAAAGTAGCCTTGACGAACTTGCTGGAGTCAATCATGAGTGCTGCAAAGTAGCCACGGAACGCAATGGTGCGTGACAACGTTGATGGTGACTCGATGCTCATTGCACCCTTCTGCTGCTCAAACAGTTCGTAACCAGACGCGTCACCAATGATTGTGGTTGCAGCGTTGAAGTTGCGATCAACAACAACCTGAAGCCCAAAGGCGTTGCCGTTTACTTGACCCGGAGCGAGGCTACCGAATGCGTTCATTGGGCCTACCTGTGGGAACAAAGGACGATCAGCAGTGTCGGACAACTTCAAGAGTTCGGCCCACATTGATGGGTTCATGAACATGTGCGTTGGCAAGTTGCCGTTTGATGCTGAAAGAATGGTTTCTGCTGCATTTGCAACCCATTCTGCCCAGTAAGACGGATCATCAACAGATGCTGCAGTGAAGTTGCTTGTGGTGGTTGCACCTGAAGCTAATTGGTCAGCTGCGTAGTTGTCTGTTGCGTTGGCGTAGATACGGCCCATGTCATCAAGAACGATTGACAAGATAGCAGGATCACTCCAGTCAATTTCGGCTTCGCTGATGTTCACGTATCCACCAAAAATTTGCTTGGTGACTTGGTTGTTGAAAACGACCATTGTGCCAGCTGTTGGTGACTGCTCGCTGATGGATGCACCGATGCTTGTATGTGTGGTTACTTCTGGACGGATGAAGATTTTGCCACCTTGTGGCATTGCCTTCACGCCAATTGCATCAACGACTGGACGACGACCAATGAAGTTGTTGTAAACAGGAGCAAGGATTGGTGTCGGAAGAAGTCCGGGTGTGTCAGTTGTGACGATGTCTGGTGCAGCTGCGCGAAGTGCCTCTGACATTGATCGCCACTGATCGCCACCTGCGATTGCTGCTGCAATGTATTCCACCGCTGTTGGAAGTTCTACTTGCTTGCGTGGGCTTGCGTAGATGATGTTTGTTGGAACGGCAGCCTCGACTGCTGTTGGGGTTTCTGGTGTTTCCACTTGTTCCTCCTCGGAATCTGTAGGTGTGGGGGTTTCTGGTTCAGGTTCGGCAGCTGCTACTTGAGCCACCTTCGCTGATGCAAACGCGCCGAATGGGAGCAGTGATAGCTCCATCCAACGGCCTGATTTTACGATCATGACATTCTCATCGAATGTGTAATCGACTGGTTCGACTCCGACTGATACGGAATCGTAATACTCGCCGGGGCCAGCCATGGCAAGTACTTCATCACGGACTTGACCGGGGCCGACACGAGCAGAGAACAACATTGCCTCGCCAGTATCGACGCGCTCAACGACCATGCCGAGAGGCTTGTCGGCTGAGTGGTCAAGCATGAACTTGGGTGCAGGGCCGTCAGTTGGAAGGGAGCCGGGAAGGAACTTGACTTGCTGACCCGAGCTAACGGTTGCAACTGTGTTCCATTCCACTGCTACACCTTCGATGGTGCGTCGGGGAGTGCCGTCTGGCCCTGCAGAAATAATTGAAAAAATGGGAGAAGAAAGGTCGAGTTTCATTGTGTCCTTACATTTGCGATGGGGTCGGGAGTATCAACCATGTTGTCTTCTTCAGCGTGGTCAATGTAGTCAGAGATGTCAAGACGGCAGAAGCGTCCACGTGGCAAGACGTTGTCCATGGAGAGAGTCTGACCGATGCACTCGATGTATTGCTTTGCACTCAGATAAAGAGCGCGTTGCGATTCCTGCACGTTGTTGTAGGTCATGCCTGTACCGGCATCAGCACCGACAAGTACTTGTGGCACATTGCAAAGGTTTGCAAGTTCAGTCATCTGATGGCGACGAGCCTCAACGAGTTGCAACTTCGACGGATCGCTGTTGAACTCTTTCCATTCCACGGAACTATTGAGTGCGCCGATGGCGTTGCGCTGACGAGCCTGCGACCAAGCTGCACACAGATCACTCAGTGCTTCACCGTCCATAGGCTCAGAGCCGTTGGTCTGTTGCAGATAGCCAGCTGTGATTTCATTGCTTGCAAAACGCATCGCTGCATTGTCAAGACGGCTAGAGATTTCAATGGCTCGAGCACCCATAGTTAGCCATGACTGAATCGGAGACAAGAAAGTGATGACGTCTTTTGGATCAAGTGGCATGCCATTGAACTCAATCTCTGTGGGGGCTGACCAGTATTGAGGGCCGGGCATGTTCGGCAATTGGACATCGGCTGCAGGTATCCACTGGAAGGAAAGAGGGAAACCAGTTGTAGACGATCTGGAAGTGACTACCCAATGCGCTCTTCCGAAGAAAAGCAAATCGTCAGCCGTCCAAGCGAGGGTGAATTGACGCGTCACTTTTGGATCAGGTCGAGACATCCAAGTCTCGGACGGAATCATCATCTCTTCATACTCGCCTGCTTGGTCATCCCACATCAGCGAGTACTGGTTGAACGGAAGGCCAGAGATAAGAGACACGATCAGGTCACGTGCTCGAGAGATTGTTGGAATCTGAATTGCTTGCTCACGTTTGAACGAGCCACTCCAAGAGATGTAACTGTTTACACCGTAGCCAGCAATCCCAGCTGCAGCCTTGATTGGCTCTGCAGCGAAGGCAGGTGGATTGGTGCGAGTGAATAATCCCATCAGTGTGATTGTGACACAGGTTTATTGCATTTGCAACGATTATCCAAAGATAAAGAAACTATGAGGAAAAGGCGTAAG